ATGGTCCCCCATGTGGAATTTTTGTACCCCTCAAATTGTGTCAGGGAGGAGTTATACCTGATCATGCCATCCATTGCAAATACAGGTCTTTCTCCAGTGGTTCCGGATGGCAATTTTATATAGCCTATTCCTTCAAACGACGCATCACCTGCCAATTGAAACAAAGCAGAACTAGTAGATGAACTTTTTCCTACTAAAAGTTTCCCATCTGCATCAATTCGGGCTTTTTCTACCCCGTTAGCCCCAAGCAATAACGATGACACAGAGCGAAGGTATAAGTTTCCGGAAGTAGAAACAAACCGGCCAACTTCATTGCCAGAGCCGTCTCCTACCCAGACACCTCCATTTACTGAGAGTTTAAGTGCAGGACTACTAACCCCTATGCCAAAATTACCAGCAGAATCAAATCTACCGAGTTCAGAAGCTCTATTGTTTCTTGTAAAAATTAACGAACTAGTCGAACTTGGCGCATCAATACCTATCGAGGAAGTGCTGTCTCCCTCAATACCGCCACCAATTGACCCGTAATATACATTGGCTATATCAAACCTGATACTGGCTCGGGTATTAGCTCCAGTTCCAGTATTTGACACGTAAAGTGGGAATACATTTGTTGAATTGCCAGCTTTACTTACTTCTAGTAACCCGTCTGGATCGAAGGTCCCTATACCTACACGGCCGTTCTCTGTAACCCTAAAAACCTCGGAGAGTGAAGTTCCAATTCTAAAAACTAGAGAGGTATCTTCATCCGCTACCTCAATTTTCGCCCTTGTCTGCCCATTCGATTCAAAAACTACACTGGTTCCGTCATCTAAAGAGCTCAAGAGTAGCGACTTGGCTCCAGACGTTTTGTTCCCGATATTGAAAAGGCCTTTGGAGCCCGAAATATCTGTACTTACAAGCTGATATGGTGAAGCTGCCATCGGGCGTCAAGGTCTCTACACAGCTTTCAACTCGAAGTGTGCTATAATTATGGAGGATCAGACTTAATCACCCATGAAAAACCTCATCAGCAAACAACAACTGGCAACACTAATAGATGCCTATGCTGCAGCCAAAGCTACGGACAACGACCACCTAGTTGACACTATGACCGTTCAACTCAGGTCGGCTATAGACAACCTCTACTCTGCAATTGAAGCTTCTCTTGAGGTTAACCAACAAGCGTTGCCGACAGAATAACGAGAAGTAGTTGAAAGAAGGGGAGAATTATCTCCCCTCTCTACTTCTCAATATAGATGTCTAATTCTCCCTCTATTTACATTGCCCGAAAAAACAAAGAAAATGACGATATGCCAGAAAGGTCGTCTCTCAGTAAAGGAGATATAGTCATTTTATCTAGCGGAGACATCCTAGTTTGGTCAAAAAATACTTGGTTTTTATTGCCTGGCCGGTATTTGGAGATGAAAGAACTTAAAAAGTTTGTCGGATATATCGGGTCAGGGTGGCCAACTAACAGTTCGGAAGTATTTAGAGACTTAGGCGATAGCCTGCCTGAGGTGTTTCTGAAAAGGATGGAAAAAGTAGTCGCTGAGATGAGTGCCTGGAAGGATTCTTAGTACACTGGTCCGAGGTAAGACCCGTAAATTTGGTTTCCCACTTTCCAAAACTCAATGACATTAAAACAACCCGTTAATAGAGTGGGTGGAGTATTATTGACCCAAGATACACCAGATGCCCCCCAGGTCGTATCAGTCCAGGTCACTGAATATCCCAGTGCGCCAGTATTGAGCATCAGTTTAATCTGATCTCCGGAGACAAAATTATCAGCTTTGGGTGTTCTGCTGTTAGTGAGTGTTATTGTCTGAATAGAGCCGTTACGGGGATTTACTTCAAAACTAGGAACATCGGTGATTGAGTATACATCCTGGGTTATTGTTCCGGTTACAGTGGGATCAATAAGAAACCCTGGGACATCTAGATCTGTGCTATTTTCCCACCTATTTGTGGAGGAATTGTATGCAAGTAATTCACCATCCTGGATTACAGACTCCACTTGTACGTCATTTTGATCGGCTAGCCTGGACCCGGAATTGGATCTCACCATTATGGTGCCATTATTGCCTTGCGAAATAACAGCGGCTATCGGCAGTTTTAAGTTAGGAGCGGATGGCTCGGTAACTGTAAATCCGCCAGGAGTAGCCGGATCACACCACAAAATTGATTGCTCTGGATACGCATTAGTATTTACACCTTTGATTTCTCCAAAGGATTTGACATACCCATCGGCCCCTGCGGCTATTGTTTGCGCCGTAACGCCAAAGAAAACATAGCCAGGATATGTACCATTGGCCACCATTGGGGCTATTTTAATTCTGCCAGAGTTACCAAGGGTTCCCGCAAACATAACACACGTGCCCTTGGGTATGGATGAGACTGTGCCATTTCTGCACAATGTAATTTGGTCTTGGCCAACATGTGTGGTAATTCCGTTCAGCAAGCCCACGTCCAAAGTCCCCTGATCCGGGTCCCATCCAACTTCCCCACTGGTTGTCGGTTCAGCGGTATTGATTTTGATCTTGTTATCGAACGTGGCTAATCCGGTAACGTCCAGGGTTCCAGGTAAATCTAAACTACTGGTCCACTCGACAGTAGTTCCATTGCTGGCCGTTTGAAGTACTTGTCTTGCTGACCCATCTACAAGAGATGATACCGGAATATTGCTAAGTTGATAAGTAGTGGAAATTACTTTGGTTGTATGGTTTACAGAGAATTGTTGGGGATTGAGTAGATACTGGGTTGAAATATCAGACTGATTCCCCAAAAATACATGGTTTTCCTCTAAAAATTGGTTCGGAGTTTTACTCTTTAACAGTCTTCTTATTTCTTCTTTAGTGTAATAATCACTAATCCCGCCTAAGTTGGGTGTACATGATTTCCCGTAAAAATTTGTCGCCACTAATTCCTCCGGGGAGCTATTCCTGTATTGCTTTCAACTGGGACGCAAATTAAGTCGTTATTGCCACTACTTAGAGACACTACTTGGTAATTTGGTGGGCATTTTTTGACATTTTCGCACTTACTCTGCTTGTTGTTCTTCACACAATATAGCTTATGCCAATAGGCTGAAGGGGGTTTACCAGGGTCTGTGGTAGAAGTAGATGTTGCCACATACACACAAGTGACATCGCCACAGGGGTGATCATGGAGAACAATGTTATTAATTGTGTAGGTGCTACCGGGAATGTAATAAGTATATCTGCTAATTAGCTCAGTGTACGGCAATGTGCCCACTGGTTCTGATACCCTAATTTCGCAGACTTTTTCCCAAAGCGACGGGTTAAATATTCCGGCATTGGCAGGAATATCCACCAAAGCCCTGTATACCACGGCCAAATAACCGTCATCGTAAATTACTGTGGCTGTGTCTCCTTGCAAATAAGAATAAGTTACAGTGTATTTTGCATAGCCCCAGCGTTCGTCACTGAGTAGATTATTGGTGTTCCACGGGAAAGCTATTTCCCTCCATTTTCTGTAAAAAGTTTCTTCTACTACTCTATAAATTGGGCTTTCTAGAATAGTGTCATCAAATGATCTTTCACAAGTATTTAGAGCAGGAGATGAACAAGAGGTATCTACAATGTTTCCCTGCTGAATTTGTTTGGCCGCCAGCGCATTAAGTTGTTCGGGTGTTAAACAACCGTTATCAAAAAGCCTAGCGGCCATATTCTATCTCCCGCGTATCAGCCGTAGAGGAAGTTGTCGCTAACAAAAGTGATCTCTACGGTGCTAGGCTGACCACTGGTTCTGTCAACAGCGCCGAAGTTCAGAGAGGTTAGCTGGGCATCCGGCAAGATAATTACTCTGTTCCCCAGGGTCTGAGGATCTTCACCACAGGTCACTGGGGTGACCGTAACCGTGATGAATTCGCACCCATGTGACTTCCAGAAATCGACAATGTCGGCATGCTGGATGGGATCAAACGGGGTTGAGATGGTCATCTCGGCCAGAGTTTTAGCACCTTTGAGGTTGAACACTCTCTGGCGTACACCATCAGCGTACTGTGAAGTAGCTGCGGTGTCTCTAATGCCACTGAAGGAGGTAAAATAGTGCGCCCAAGGACTAGCCTGAACGTGAAATTGTGATTGTGTACTGGGACGAATCTGTATCATGGCGAGGATATGTTCAGGAGTTATTTCCTCCTTCTACGGGGCTTTCAACTACACTAACCAGCATGAATTACATGTAGTAGGGAGAAAAATATGACCAGTACCCGGTAGCTTTAGGGTCGAGTACAACGCACTCTCCGTGGATATACTTACGATTGAGACGGTATGACTTCAAATATACCTCGATAAGGGACTGAATACTCTCGGGAGTAAGTTCTTCTTCACGCAAGATGGCATTCTCATGCTCAACTAAACTCATTCGCAATGCGTCCTGCTCTGGAGGTGCCATTTTAGGCAACGAACGCACTTCGTCCAGTAGTCTCTTGGAGACGTAAATAATGTCACCAGGAGAAGTGTACTCGTCAATATTGATACGTGAAGTCTCAGAATCCGAATTGCTGATTCCGGTAGAGATTCTCTCCCAGCCCACTTCGTCCAAACCTCCTTGAGCGAAACGTTCTGCAATGGTTTTAGCAACTTTGTCACGAGTTGTCTGATCTTTAAGATCGCCATTCTCATCAAATTCGCTGAAATCCAGGTTCTCAGAAGATAACATGGATGCGTTTGACACCATGCGGCCAATAGTTTTTTCGCCAACAACGGGTTTTTCGGACGTGATACCATTCTCCGACTCCCCCATACCCGGAGTCATACCGTCTCCGCCAGGGGGCATTTCCGATTTTTCAAGTGAAGGAATCTCAAGTTTATCTCTAATCCAGTCTAAATCAGTTACTTCAAAGCCAATAGCTTGTAGCTGAGTAAGCATCTGCACTACTTTGACAGGATCCTCTCTCTGCTCCAGGTCCTCGAAATTTCTCCTGAAACGGGGTACGGATACTCCGGGATAGTTTAGCTCTACTATCCATCTAATAAAGGTTGCATTTAGGGTTTCGTCTAGTTGCTCGCTGAAGGCTTTAGCCTTTCTCATCCGTACGCTATCAGCTACTGAATCCCTGGCATAGGATCCAGTTGAGCCCGTATCTTGTCCGACAGTGGATTCGCCATTGACAAGAAAAGAGATCTGTTTATCAATATACGAGATCAATGTTTCATACAACTCCGGGCGACCGGCACCGGCTTCAAGCCATTTTACATCCATCTCGTCGGGGATAACAATTGCTGTCTCCTGTCCAAGACGTTGCAGGGCAGAGAACAGAGACGATATTTCCTCGTCTGGCGTACCTAGACTGAATTTTCCGATTACGGTGGGGGTAGTATGCTTATCAGCGTACTGAAGCCAGAAAGACATCAACGTACGGCGAAACTCAACCAAGCTGTATAGTTGTCTACCGAGTCCAGTGCCATAGGGGTCCATAGTACTACTATGAGACCAGTGCCTATGAATGACCATGCTCCGCAGCGGAATAGGTATACCCTCCACTGGAGATTGTATAGTGATTAACCGGGGGCTGATAGACCCGTCATCGTTTAAGATAAATTGAAATCTACGCGGATCTCTTATTTTTACTTCGCTAGGTATTATAAACCCACCCTGTCTCATCCAACAAATCTCTCCAATACTAATCCCAAGTATCAAAGACTCACACATTCCGCGAACAAAAGAGTCGAATCCGGAGTTTGAGCTGACAAGCATATCTCTGCCCCTGCTCTGCCTAGTATTAGAACCCATGCGGTAGATTACTTGCCGCACAAATTCGGCCACTTCTTCGTCTTTATCGGACCCGGAAGCTGGGAATACTTCCCACTTTCTCTGAATAATCTCGCCAACTAGCTTTTCCCAAGCCGATATAACTGCGCTATCGTTAAATAGTCTGGTGTAGTGCTCAATAGCACGAGGACCTCCGCCAGCCTCTTCGATGAGGATGTCATCGCGCCGAGGAAGTATAGTGCCAGCAGATACTGTAGGAAGTCCACCCCAAGTGTAAGGGTCGCTTTTGTAACCTGCTAGACTCCCCTGGTTGACCCCCAATGAGAATAAACGGTCATTGTATCCCGTTTTTATTACCCGTTTGGGCGAACTACTCTCATTGGAGGACATTGTCTATTAGCTAGGTCTATTTCCTTCCATGCTTTCAACGCTTTTCGTCTTTACTCCGGTATACCACCTCCAGATCCATTATGGCGTCATACAACTCTTTCTGAGTTAATTTGCCATTCTCATACATTTCAATTGTCTCTTCGGCCCCCTCCAGGTAAACACCTGTGTTCGTATTTGTCAGGAGATTGACTCCTTCCATGCCTTTTGAGCGATTCTCATTCTGCTTTCCATCGTTTTTAAATCCTTTTGCCATTGTTTTAGGTAGGTTGGTAGGTACTGTTGCCAGCGTTGTTGCCACCCGTCCGTGTTAGGTATATCGGAGGGCGGGTTGTTCCTGAACTCCCGGCGCAACAAGTAAATTGCGCTTTCTACAAAGTTCTCGCGATGGTTTTCGTAGCACTTGTCGAACGATTCGGGATCAATGTGGGGGTACTTCTTTTTGAACTCCACAAATAGAGGAGACCCAGAGATACTGGTTGTTTTTATCTTCTCGTATTCCTCAGAAACCTCACTCAGTTGTTCCAGAATGATTCTAGGATCCCAAACGGGTAGAATATCTGAGACGAGATTGACCGCTTTCATGGTCTTCAGGGTTCCGTATCTTTCTACAGCTTTTGCAAAATCATCTCGGAGGGAAATAGCGCTTTTGGCGTCTTTGGCCTGAGGCCATTTTCCCATTCTCTCCCCACACCAAGAGATTGTCAAAATGAGTGAGATTAGCTGTAGAGGGAGGTCTTCTGGATTTTCAATCTCTTTGGCCTTAATCAGAGCACCTGAGGATACTTTGGTTTTGGCAAGAGACCCAATGTGACTTGAATCGCATTGCCCGTGGGAAGTATCCTCATTGAAAGTGTCATTCTGGGGCTCTAGTTGGCTGTTTTGATGGTGCACCCCCGCTGGCGAGAGTAGTTTCATCTCCTTTTCGTGTCGGTGCTTTTCTTTGAGTTTCCACTTGTCGTGCTCTATTAGCTCTCTGACCACGTCCGGTGGTAGGTTTAGCATCGCCAGTGTCTGAAGCTGATTCAGGAGTTTTTGGTCCATTGTCCAATTTTACCACATCAGCACGGGCCACGCCTACAATGTCACGGTAAGACCAGCACGAGATTAGGCGAGACGCAGACGACGGAGGGATCCTTCGGTAGTCAATTCCTTGAAAAATTAATGAGCTCAGTTGCATATTAATGGATGCCCCAGGTTCATCGAATAGAAAGATTCTTTTAGTCTCTTCCTCTGATTCGCTGGCCAATGCCATGTGGATATTGGCTAGAGTTACGTGATCGTAGCCGCAAAAAACCAGGTAGTCATATTGGTCGAAAGGGGCAAATGACTTAGAGCTCAATTCAAGTTCATTAACTTGGACATTGGTCACCCCTTTTAGGACTTTGGAGAGGTGTGTGATCATTTCGCCCAGGTCTTTAGTTGAGCGAGATGCCTCCGTAAATAGTAGCGCAATTTTGAGCATGGGGTAAGTTCCTATTCTCCTCTACTCTCAACGGTTTTTAGGTTGAAAGCAAGGTAGAACTTATTATAACACGAAAGCTGTGAGTCAGATAACCGATCTAGTTCGGGAACGTGTTGGGATTATAGTAACCAGGGGTTTAGACTCTTATGGTTACTTCTCGGTCGACCAAGAAAAAGAAAAGTTTTATCGCGCTGCCGTAGAGCTACTGTTGTCGGTAACCTCTAGGATTGAAAAGAAAGAGTCTATCAATATCTTTCCGCTAAAACCCCAGCTATTGTCTGGAATATTCTCGTTAAATCTGGACCAGGATTTAGCAATAACTCTGTTCAAGTTGATTACCGACAGTTTATATGAAGAGATAAGAGTTTCCGAGATAAAAGATTCCAACACCTTGCTTGAGTATCAAAAGTACGATTCTCTGCTAAGTAGTGCTATAAACAATTTTGATTTTTTACTTAAAAAGGAGCCCTCAGAGTACCTCTTGGAGATTTCTGAGTACTCAGCCTCAACTCTAGTAGTAAAGTTGGGTCAGACCAGGTCAAAACTGTTAAAAGTTAACAGGAATTTAAATAGAGAAGGCCCGCCAAAAAGCAGGCTAAGAGAGAAATACTCTACTTTGCTAGCAAAGTCAATAACCGAGTACTCTAGAATTATAGAAGAAGCGTCTAGGGATATTAATTCCATCATTTCAGACTCTTCTGTGAACACGGCACTTCCAGAGATTGATGAGTCCCTTTTAACTGCAACTTTTTCTGGTGAGGGGGCCAAGATATACAGAGACATCAAAGACCTCTACAATTTTTCAATGGAATTCGGTGGGTATGACGGATCCCCAGTGGAGAGTATTTCCTATCAAGCCAGATACCAAGAGTATTTGCTAGCCATGTCATACGGGAGAAAGATTTTTGGCGGATCAGTTGGGGAAAGTTTTGGAAAATTTGAAGAACTATATGGGCAAAAGACTACAGAAACGTCAATAGCTGGACTTAGTTTTTTAGATCCCTTTTCGTACACTAGATCTGGAAATCAAGACACTATTTTGGTTAATCCTGTAGTCAAAAAGTTCAGAAATGGGCTAGTAGATAGATATGTAAAACCGGCTGAGTCGTACAATGGTTTAGACTTTGTATCTCTCACGCTGGAGTCAGTCTCAGTGCTATGCTTAAAGATCGGTGACAACATTCAATCTCTGCTAAATAGCCCTCCAAAGAAAATTGGCAATACTGTTTTACATTTTGAAGCGTTATCCAAGGTGTTTCCGCAGTCAATTGATGCCAGGCTGCGGTCTACAGGTTTCACAGGAGCAATACAGTCACTACTGAGATCGCACAGATCTTTCTATAAGCTGCTAGGGAGTGAACCTGATCTTCAGGATTTTAGCAGTAAGCTGAATACACTGTCTAATCTGATCGAGTCTTTAACAACAACAATGCGCAGTACTGGGTTTAAAGAGGGGGGCTATGTCCCTTCACTTGAACTTACTGTATATGAGCCTGATAGGGAAAAAATTCAGAAAAAGTTAATATCTATCGGGTTTGACAAAGCGCAAGTTCAGGAAATAATTTCAGTTTCTACTTTTGAAGAGTTGCTGTCAAAATTTGCCCCTATTAGTGACTCACAAGATGTAATTTCTTTCTTTAGAGCTTACGACCTCACTAAACTACTGTACGAATTTGGTGGACAACCTGCTGTTGATCAGTATGTCAATGTGCTATATGGTGTAAATGAGCAAACCTCTTTGCTAAACCTCTTGAATTTTCTAAAGATAAACAGGTCGAAAACGTCAAAAATTTCTGGTAGCAATTACTCAAAATTAATCGGATATATCGTACCTCTAACCTATGCGATAAATCCGGAAAATTTAACTATTCTAGACTCGATCTTAAAATACAACAACCTGGATTTGTTTGAGTCAGTCACAAGGTTAATTTCTGACGGATTACCTTCCGCGCTGAAGGATAAAAATTCAATTGACCTCTTATCCGGTGCAGTAGCCCAAATGGTTGTCCAGGATAATTCGGGTTACGAGCATCAAAAACCTCTTTGGAACTCTTTGATCGAGAAGTCTTCTGGAGAAGCCAGGGAGTCTCTGTCTAAACTCTACGACAAAGCTGAGGGAATAACTCCTTCCGAGCTTTTTAGAGATCTTAAGAAGCCTAGCTCAACTTCCCCGCTTGGCGCAATTCTGGATGGAGTAAGAGGTGGCAGGCTCACCTCGTTGCTAAGGTACTGCAACATTTTCGGATTACTGTACGCCATGTCTCCATACAGGAATTCCGGCCAGTTGATGAATGAGTCTGCTGACCAGTATATCTCCTTACTTGACACTATTGACTACTTAGAAGAGCTATCCAGGTTGCTCAAAATTGTTAAATCTGTCTTTGAAGAGTATTCGTCTGGAGACAGCGGTAAAAGTGTCTATTCATCCCCACTGGTTAAAGTACAGAACAAGGATATAAATGCTCTAATTGATTTGATTAAGCTTCAGGGATTGGCTGTAGACCCCGAAAACTATCCGATACAAGAGTCTCCAGGTATAGGAAACTCCAGAATTCCCAATGGTGTGAGAATAAGCAATTCTTTGACACCGGAAGAGGCGTCAGTCATAGCGTCTGCAGGAACTACAGCGGGTATTTTTTCCAAGGGATCTCCAAAACCAGTAGAGTCTGGTAGCTACATTCGCATAGCTATCTCCAACTTGCTGGCTAATGGAATTTCAGTAGAGGGGGCCTCTATTGGTAACTTTGTATCCGATCAAGTTGAAACCCCAATACTGGACTATAGGTACGAATATCAACCTGCGGTTGCTTCAGGTTCTACTGCTTCCTCAAACTTCAATCCCATAGAGTCTTGCAAAAAATTTGGTGGGACCACATGCGAAGAACTAGGTTATTCTCCAGAGTTGCTGTGCTCAAAGGGATACAATAAGTCCGCTTTCCCGGAGACAGGGTACGGGTCAGATTCTCCCTCTCCGTCCGGAGTAGCAATTGATAGACCACTGGGATCTGGGCTGTCTAGCAGCATAGAATACCCCGTCTCACCCGATACGCATCCCCAAAAACTATTCTCTGGGGAGGGGATAACGAAAGCTAGTAGATCTAGTGTCTTCAAAACTAACGAAATGTCATGCGCTACACTTAAAGACCCCTACGAGTACAGCGCCTGCATTACAATGCTAAAGTGCACAAAATTTAAGCCCCCATACGAAGGAAAATATTCCTTTAAATTCTGCCCCTCTAACTTAAACGGGGGTAGGCTAAATAAACTACCATGACAAGTTCAATTCTCAGCTATTGCAAGGTAAAAGAGGGATCTAAACTGTTAGAGTTTGGGATAACCGCTGACCATTTCAACAATGCTACAGGTCAAGAAGTTTATACGGCCGAAGTAAGGAGGCAGCTCACCGACTCAATCGAAATTTATATCGAGCAGAAGGGCAAAGTTGGCCAAATTATTGAACAATTTAAGCTCTCAAATCAGTCTCTAGTTACATGGGATGACTACTGGATTAGTAAAGAGGAAAATACAATTATTGACCCAAAAATTAGACACATGAACTTGCAAAGGAATAGCTTGCTATATGTGAATATGAACACACCCAGGCTGGAATTAGTAACCCTAAACCTGGAGGGAAATTTTGACTTAGAGCATTTGTATATTCACGAGGCTCCAAAGCTAGAAAGGATAGATCTGTCTGAATGCAAGAGTTTGAAATACGTCTCCATGGGTCTGAATAAGTCGATCAAAGAGTTAATCGCAAAGGATTGCAACATGTCTCCAGTTGTTATGGAGCAATTACTTAGAGATTTTACTCCAGTGTTTACTGCCAGCGCGAACCTGAGAGGTGCTGGTGCTTTTAGGAAAAGACACGAAACTCTACTGGATCTACGTGGTAATGTGATAGACTGGGAGAACAGAAAAATTGCTAGCAAAATTCGACTGCTTTTAGTGAATAATTGGGTGGTTAAGTGGGACAATAACCCACCGTACGACATCGTTCCTCCCCAGATGTATGGTGTTTTCGTTGAAAGCCATATAGATTTGTAGAGAAAGCGAGCCTCGTGGCAGATTTAAGAACCCGTTTTATCGAAGACTACGCAGGCGGACTGCTCAACATTTCCAGGCAAGAATTGTCTAGTACTGGAGAAGTCCTCGCTCAAGACGGATTTATAGAAGGTACTACCCTTTTTGTCGAAGATGGCAGAGGTGTAAAGAGTGGACTCAGGCTGGGCAACTCTCTAGCTGAGTGCATAGACCCGACTACAGAGACTGGTATACTTAATGTCAGATCTGCAGATAGAACCTATGCAAAAGTCAAAGACTTAAAAATCTTTGCGACTGCAGTATCTTCCGCTCAAGGGGCACTTTCTCAGTCAGTCGCTGAATCTATTACCAACCTGGAGGATGCTTTTCAGTCACTAGAGTCTGACGTTCAAGAGTATTCTAGTTTGTCTACTCAGAACAGCGAAGAGTCCAGGAGATTGGTTGCTTCTTTGTCTAACTCCGTCTCTGATTTGACCACTAAAACTTCGAGTATTGAGACACAATTTAGAACTGTATCTGAAACAGTGGCATCTTTTGGGCGCACACTTGAGCAGGCCAGGATAGTGACTATCGAAGAAAGCCTGAATAGCACTACATCACTCCTGCCCGCAGACGACTTTGAATATTTGACCGTCAACGGCAGTGGAAAGTATTTTGGTATAACGGAAGTGACGACTAATATCCCTGCTTGGGTCTCTATTTATGTAGATTCTTCTTCTAGGGGGGGAGATATCCGAACTATAGGTGACCCGATAACTCAAAATAGTGGTATCATCTTAGATGCTGTAACTACTTCCGGCAATCTAACAAAGAAATTCATGCCCATTATTCTGGGTTCAAGCGACGATACCAAATTCTATATTCGTGCTGTGAACAAAGCTGGCTCACCTGCTCAGGTTAGTGTCACACTCAAGTGGATAAAAATCTAAGCTCCAGCATCTCGATAAGTTCCGTAATAAAATCTAAAGATAACCTAATCGCTGTAACTGGGGCTGTTTTTTGAAAGATGTAGAATAATATTCCACTCTCTCTCTCGTCTTCATCAAAGATCTTACGGAAAATCTTGTCATGTATATCTTTGCCACCCAGCATGTCGTATACAGTGGAAGAATCAAAGATCCACATGCAATTAGTTCTATCTAGTGTGGCGATATAGAGAGAGAATGGAGTTTTATTCTTTTGGATATACCTGAGAGATTCCAGGACCCCTTTGGGGTCGTCAGACTTACTTAGGGAATCGACTAGAACATTTTTCTCCAGGTCCGTATTGTACATTTCCTTACAGGACCACAGATCTGCTCTTTTGATTGAGACCTAGAACTCGAGAGATATGCTTATTCATTTTGATAGCCAGTCTCAAGTCCTCTGGTGGTGCCAGAGGCGCTTTGAGTTCACCGGAGTCTTCCACAGCTTGAACAGCCTCGTCTTTCGACTCGAGGATAATCGACTTCTCTAAGTTCTCTTGGGGGCTCAAGAGTTGATCCTCGTTGCTGGGCGTTTTGTCTTCTTGCCCACTCGTGCCACGCCGCGATCTGGGTTTTGCTGAACTGCTCATGGGGCATTTTAATGCAGGGTTTACTACCCTGCTTTCAACTGTTTAATCTGCCATTTGCCCACTTGTATCAAGATATTCGTCAAACCCAGAGGTAGACTCTTCTTTTAAACTACTTGAGACGTCTGAATTTTGTATACCCACTTCAAGCCAAGGCTGCCAACCCCATACATCCTCATTAGTGGTATTATGGGGAGTTTGCTGTTTGTTGTCAGCAAAATTTGCCCTTGTATTTCTTCCAGGCCCAGGATTGACCCTGTTAGAGTCTCTGAGATACTCGGGTTGACTCATCATTTGACGGGCAAGTGAAGACGCCTGGGTTTCCTTTGACCTGTAGTCAGACTTATCCCTTTTATCTTCCCAGTAGCGATACGGATTACTCTTTACAGCCACAAATTTCTCACTCCCTCTATAGGGTCTTTCAACGGCAATATTACTCTTACTGTAAAAACAGGTGAGAGTTATTTACGTTTACTATTTCGAGTATGGCGCTTTCCTCTAGATCAGTAAGAGAAATTCAAGATATGGCTGAAACTGCCAGATCCAACTTTGACTTCGGTGAACCGGAGGTTATTGCGGTTGAAATTGCTCCTGGAAAATTTCTCTCCCTCCAAGAGCCAAGTGCGGATGACTTGATCGAAATCACTAAGATCTCAAATGACAAAGATCTTGATGAAATCCTGGCTACTTTGAAGACTATTTGCATCCTGCACAGCCCTGACCCCGGATCTCCTAAGCTGACCCTAAAGGATGCACGTAGACTTAGACACAAGCAGATCCGTAAATTGGGTGACGCCATTAGCGTCTTCTTGAACGGGGATAGGGAGGGTGAAGAAGGCGATATGAAAAGCGAAGATAACAAAGATAAAGACTAGAATTAATCACAACTACACAGTTACTTGTGTAGATGGTAAAGGCTCTGAAATCTCATTTAGAGACATCAGGGGTAGTGACTTAGAGTATCTTGATTTGCTTCTTTCTACGGAGAAGTCGTCTTTAACAAGCAGTGATGTTATTAACATGCTACAGATGATTTGTGTGAATCAGGATATCTCGCTAGGATCCCTTGTCCCGAGAGTAATAAGAGCCTTGTACTCCCAGCTTCAAGAACATATCTTTTGCAACTATATGGACAAAGAGACGTGGTTACGACAGTGTTACTCCGTTCAGAACGGGTCTTTTCAGGGTCTTGAAGCTATGGAGAGAGTTCCAATGTCTAAATTTGTAGCTATGTGCACAATCCATAAGGAAGCGATGGATCAAATTAGCCCAACTGAATCTCAAATCGTTGACCCCGGACCTTCCGGACTTGCACTGTGACAGCTACCCAACCACCTCTTCAAAAATTCAGCAACGAGTTAAAACCAAAAGAGATTTTGGGATACATGCTGATACTGTACCAAATCAGTTTAGACAGAAGCGTACCTGAGCTCAACCGGTTTTTGAAGCTGGTGGCAAATATCATTAGCCCCGACGATTTTAATAAGTTATTGAGAAGAGTTATCCGGATGATGGGAGATACTAAATGCGGAAAAGACCTTTGTTCTGATTGGCTTATGACAAATCTATACGAGCTATATAAGGCCTTTGGTACCCTGTAAAAAGTAACTTTTTCTAGTTGAAAGCTTAAGTGTTAGGTCTGTCAACACGGAGAGTTAGCCTTGGCAACTTCAATCACTGTTAACGCAGCCACCCTTAATCGCCCTGGTGTTTTTGTAAGCCAGACAGCGTTTGGGGGTCTGCCACAGCCCTTGGCAAGTCACGCCGTAAACTACCTGTTTGGTACAACTCCAGCAGAAGAGTATTATGGTGCGGATTCCGAGGGGATTTATTCAAACTTCACTCCATATCAGCCGACTCAAGTCTCCTCTGTAGAGGATTATTTGAGAAAAATTGGCGGAGTAGTTCCAACCACCAGCGCAGGAGCTCTAGCTACCTATGACGCAGTAAAAGGTTTCTTCGACAACGTAGGTGTCAACGGAATTCTGTACTTTACCAGAGTTACCCCAACCCCTGAAACTGTAATTAGCCTACTTGGAAGTGGAGCTGGCAGTGGATATAATGCCTTTGCTATCAAACTGAATGGTAGATATTTCGGCACCCCAATTAATGTAGTAGACCAGGATAACGACGAGATCCGGGTTATTACCACCACTGCTATCGATGCTCTGGACAACGCAAGAGACTTGTTTAACTACTTGTCTTCTGCTAATTCTGACGGTTTCTCCGACTTCTACAAGGTAGAGCAGACCGCCACTGAGGCGACCCAGGGTAAGTTCCGTATCTTCTCCAGAGAAGCTACTGTTCTTCCTGAGATTGAGAGGTTTACTGCCTACAACTTCAGCGATACCGGTTACGCTTCACCGCTAAACCTCGACACTGCCGGAGTTGTTCGCCTATTCGCCTCTGTGAAGGATCTGAACTTCCGATGCAATAGTAGAGAAGTAGAAACAGGCGAAGGAGTACTGTACATTGACGGTTCAGCTCTAAGTTTGTTTGTCGCGGCTGCAAATACTGCCACTCCTGGCACTTACGATCCAACTGCAGATCAATCTGATATCCTCAAAGACTACCTGGCCAGCAAAGGTCTGTCTGTAATCACTGATGACAAGATTGTCGCTGTATCAAAAGATCTCAGCTCTGGGGTTTCTTCTGGGAACAAGTGGCCTGACGCTAGTGCTGCTTACTGGAGATACGATCTAGCCACTACTGCTTTCACTAAGATGGTATCTGGCGCGAATGCCATAGTACCAACTGGCTCTGTTAGCACTGTCGGAGGTGTACAGACTCGCACAGGATTCCTGCCCGACTCCGTCCAGGTATTTTACCTCTCCATTGCTGGCGAAAATCGCGCCGTAATCGTCAATGGTGCTACACCGGATGAGTTAACTGAGAATCTCAGAGATGAAATTGTATCAATTTTGTCCGAAAAAGGTCTAGCTGACTACTACGTCGTTGAGGCTGTAAGCAGTGGTTCTAACTACAGTGGAACTGCATACGCGCCCAACAACGGTTACGCTGTATCCAATCTCGTATCTGCTGCTGGGACTCCTTTTGTTAGACCGGATGTAGAAGATATCTCCCTGACCGGCACTGTAGCAATCAGTGGCGGAGTTTTGACCGGAACTGGTACTCAATTCCAGGCCGAGCTGGGGGTTGGTGATGTAATCGTAGTCAATGGTACCCGTTTTACTGTGGCCACTCTGACCAGTGCTACTGCTGGTACTGTGACTCCGAACAACGTTACTGTTGCTGCCGGATCTACTGCAAGACTGGATAAATCACTGGCTAACGGTTTCTACTCTTTTGACTATGTTCTAAAGGTTAGAATCACTGCTAAGAACGGTGTTCCTACCCCCGTAATGTCTGGAGTAAATCGCCAAGGATTAATTGATGAGAATGTAATCAAACTAACCTCCATCGCTGAAGATGTGGGATATGCTGGATACAAGCTCGGTTCTACGGCCAAAGCTCAGGACTTTGTCTATGCTATTGAGAAAGGCATGGGTGGAAGTTACTATGCTCCAGGGTTCCTGTGTGCACCAGAGGCCTACAAGATTCTCTCGTATTCTGCAGATTCAGATCTGGGAAGCCGGAAAGAAGCCCTGGTCGAAAGACTAAAAGTGTCCCAAGCCCTAGTAGCTGCTGCTGAGGGTAGATTTGGTGTAGCCGAGGGGATTTCTGGTACTCAACACATCGCCCTAATCGATTGTGGTGGGGATATTGACAACGTGTCACAAGCTCAAGACGAATTGAATTACATTAAATCCGTCATCGGCGCTCCTCTCGGTCACGCAGCGTACTTTGCTCCTTACCTCAAGAATTCCAGTGACAAATTTGTGCCTCCTAGCTCCTATGTAGCCGGTGTTGCATGTAGTCGGTACATCAATGAGGGCTTCCAGCAACCCCCTGCAGGTGCTCGTTATCCTCTGAGAGGTGTTACTGGTGTTAAGTTCGACATCACTGCCCAGCAACAAGAAGTCACTTACGCTTTGGGTCTAAACCCAATCCGTAAACTGCCTAACAGAGGAGTCTTGGTTTGGGGTTCACGCACCTTGTCCAGCGATCCGCAGTTCAGATTCGTAAATACCCGGGTTATTCTTAACGTTCTACTGGATGTTATGAATCGCAGTTTTGATGATATTCTTTTTGAGAATATAGACAGTGGCAGCACTGTGTTCTCAAGAGTTAAGTCCATCGGTACTCAGATTCTTAACCAGTTCTACCGTCAAGGAGCCCTCTACGGCAATCGTCCTGAGCAAGCATACCTAGTTGTATGCGACAGCAGTAACAACACTTCAGCTCTACTGGAGAATGGTACGGTTCGTATGGACGCTTATGTGACTACTAGTCCGACTCTAGAAAGACTTGCAGTAACCATTGCACGTACTCCAATCGGACAAGTTTCACTTCTAAGTGACAGTTTTAGCCGTAACGAGGAGAGATTTACTGCTTTCCTGGGCGCTACTAATCTCACTCCTTGAGTAAAACGGTTAAAGCTCTAATGTAATGGCACGTAGACTTCGCACCAGACCGGCAATGTTAACCCCACCCCCAGCAGGGGGGCAGGATGAAGTTGTTTTGAACAATGATGCGCCACTAACTGCTCAACAGCCAAAGCGCACCGTATACATCGAACTATTTCGATCTGGCCCGCAGATCAGCTCTACGGGCCAAAAAATGGTCTTTGCTGACCAAGACCTAGATCAGGTGGTGACCAGTTACGACCCCAATCGTCACGAAGCACCTCTAATCATTGGTCATGATCAAGACGACGGCACTCCTTCTTTGGGATGGGTGCGTGAAGTCTGGCGAAAAGGCAAGTCTTTGTGGGGTAAGGTAGAACTTACCCCCAAGGCTGAACGCCTTATTCGTGACGGGGTATTCAAAAAAGTAAGTAGCTCGTTCTATTTGCCCGATGCTGATACCAACCCCACTCCAGGTCGACTGGCATTGCGTCACCTTGGCCTGGTGTCTATCCCTGCGGTAAAGGGCTTAACAGCCTTTTCCGAAATCTCTCCCGAAGGCTCGATCACAATAACTCCAAGGGAGTCTTCTATTTCCTTTCAAGAAACTTTTCCTACCATGGCCAAAAGACAAACCGAAGCTCCTGACAAAAAAATTGTAGATCATGCTGACGGCAGAGGCATGACCATCAATGTCAACATCAACGGACTAAAAACCGAAGATGGAGAGGGCAATGAAGTTCAAGAAACTGGAGCCCCTGCTCCTTATGGTATGGAGTATGGGGATAACATGGTCCCTGAAGCTCCAATGCCTGGGCAAGCTGATCCCAGCATGATGAGAAATGACCAGTTCGGTTCTACCTCCATGGTAGAAGGCCCGGATGGCAAAGAGATGGGTGATGAAGATGACGGCACTGGCGCCCCAGTAGGCCCAGACGGTGCCGGTCCCAGTGGAACTGATGCTGGTGCTGGTGTTCCTGGTGGAGATCCTTCTGCTCAAGCACCCGGCGCACCCGATGCTGGTCAAGATGTAGATGACATGTCCGGCGACGATGACGAGCAAATTGCATCCGACCTGGCCTCTCAACACACTGAAGAGCAGCTAATCATGGCTCTCTATAAGCTGGCCCAGAACTCCCAAAATATGGGAGAGGGTATGATGGGTTATGCAGAAGGCGAAGACGAGACCTTCACCCAAGAAGTCTCCTATTCAGAACAGACTGATGTGGTTGACCCCTTGGCTGCCAGAGTGTCTGAACTTGAGGAAGAGCTAGCCTCACAGAAACGTCTAATGCGTCAAAAAGAGATTACCGAATTCTGTGAAAGTCTTTATTCCGAGGGTAAGCTGACCGAGAAAGTAGCACCAATCAAAGATCTTGTACGTTTTCTGGAAACACTGAATCCCAAAAATTCCGTGAATTTCAGCGAAACTGGTAAGGCCTCTCAGTTTGAATTTATGAAGGGTGTTCTAGAGAACCTTCCTGCCATGGTCTCCTTCTCTGAAGTTGCAACTCCGGCTAGTGCTCCGCCGAAAAAAGCGAAAATTCAGAAGCCAAACGTTGAAGGCTATGTGTACGATCAAGCAAACGCAGTTATCCATGAGAAAGCTCTAGAGTACTCTGAGCAAAAAGGTGTAGACTACATGTCTGCTGTAAGATTCGTCCTTGAAGAGGGGGTCTGAATCTGCGATTAAACCAGGGGATACCAGTTATCCCCTTACTTCTTCAAAGTATGCCCTGTAACAACGAAGGCGACTTCGGCAAATAGATAGATACCTGCTATCGTTAGTGCTATTTGTT